GTGCTTACCGATACAAAATTAAAGAACCTCAAGCCACAGGACAAACTGTACAAAGTTTCCGATCGTGACGGGCTGTATGTAGCTGTGCTTACGTCAGGTACGGTCTCGTTTCGCTATGACTACCGTATCAACGGTCGCCGCGAAACACTGGTAATCGGGCAGTATGGGCGTGACGGTATCAGCCTGGCAGAAGCGCGGGAAGAACTGATTGCTGCAAAGAAGCTGCTTAAAGCAGGCCAGTCACCGGCTGCGGCTAAACGTGACGGTATTAAAAAGATTCGTGGTGCCGAGACGTTTGCGGTACATACCGACAGTTATATGAAACACGTCATCCTGGCTGACAGTACCCGCGCAATGAAGCTGGCGGTGATCGACCGTGACATACTTCCGGTTCTTGGCAACAAAATGATGGCTGAAATTACCACATCGATGGTTCGTGATTTGTGTGACCGGATTGTCGAACGCGGTGGTCGGGCAACAGCAGTACAGGCCAGGGAGATCATCAGCAGCGTATACCGTCACGCCAATGACCGTGGTCATGGTTTGTTTAATCCTGCGGCTGACATTAAACCTTCGTCTATCGCCATATTTAAACCACGAGAGCGAACACTGACACCAGAAGAAATTGGCCTGTTCTTCCGCACACTGGATGCCATTGGTGCTATGGGCACTATGAAACTGGCTTTAAAGCTGGTGCTTATCACTATGGTTCGTAAGGGCGAATTCACTAATGCAACGTGGGACGAAATAGATTTTAAAAAATGGACATGGACAATTCCTTCAGACCGCATGAAGGGAAGCCGGGCGCACGTTATTTACCTGCCTAAACAGGCACAGGATATATTGGTCGGGTTGCAGATGTGCGCTGGTGGAAGTGAATATCTGGTTCCTGGTCGTTACAACTTCCGGAAGCCATTATCTAATGCCGCGCTGAACTCTCTGATCGACAGAACGGTGAAAATAATAAATGAAGATGGTGAGCATATTCAGGACTTCACTGTACATGATATGCGCCGTACAGCAAGTACGTTGTTGCATGAGGCTGGTTATCCTTCAGACTGGATTGAAAAGGCTCTGGCACATGAGCAGAAAGGTGTGCGCGCCGTATATAACAAAGCGGAATACGCAAGACAGCGCGCCTACATGTTGCAGCAGTGGGCCGATATGATTGATTCCTGGATTAACGGGGAGCATACGGATCTGATTCCGTTCTCCCCGTCGAAGTTTGAGAAGTGGATGGCGGGGGAATAACGTTTAATTATTCTGCTGATTTTCTTCCATCTCGGCTTCTGATGCCAGTGATTCAATTTTGTCTGCGAATATTGCTGACAGCGTTGCAAATTCAGCATCAGTGACAGCGGGAATTGGAACAAACCTGATCCCGCTGTGTGCAAGCATTTTTGCAGTTTCAAGGTATTTCCTTAAATCTGCTGGTGATGCCCTGTTCATGCTGCATGCTCCCGCCCCTGGTTGTCTGTTGGTGACAGCGGAGCATTGCCGAATGCATTTGTTAATCCGCCAATATCCAACGCGTATCCAGGGTGTAGTTGCACTGCCGGGTCTTCGCACTGATTACCCCAAACATCGAAGCCATGAGACGTCTGGCGGGCGAACAGTTCAATGCGAGAAACATCGCCTAACAATTGCACAAGTTTTTCACGAACGACATCTGGTTTTCTTGAATGCTCAAGCCGCGGTGCGGTAAATGACTGAACGATCCCTGCATTAATGCGCGGAGGTAGTTTTCCCTTTACTGCAAACAGGCAATCTTCACTATTGGCGCGAGTCATGTGACCCATACCCATAACCAGTTTATCTGGTTGTCGACTACCACATTTTATCCACGTGAAGCCCTTCATGGTCATCAGACGGAATCCCCAGGCTTCAACAACTTTTAGTGCTTCGAGTGGTTGTGTTGGCACCCACCACATGGCCAACAGACAGTTTTCATCGGCCAAATCCCACACAGGAAGGCGGCAGATATCCAGCACACTCATAACCGGATATTTAAAACTGGCACCGCGATTACCATCTGCGGCTTTGTCCCGGTATACCCAGGGTGGATCTGCATAGATTAGTGTGTATTTCTTAGTCATAAACCACCCCACAACATCCTATGCCGCTATAGTCTCCACGGCGAAGGCCGTTACCTTTTGTGATACATTGGTTCCTGCGAACCGCGATCCTTGCACGCTCAACATCACCAGAAGCAACATCCATACACTGAAGCCAAAGGTGGGCGGCAATGCGGAACTGCCCTTTTTTCTCTCTTTCAATCGCGCGTTTTTCGATCTCTATCGCCGCAGGAGTAACGGCAACAACCTTTGAAGGGCTGCGCATTGAAACCTTGTTCATGTGATATTTTTCAAGTCGGCTTAACTTTCTCACTTAATCCAACCCTCTCTGAAAATTAATGCCAGCAGATAAAGCCATGCTGAAACAGAGGCTAGGAATAAGTACCATCCTGACCATTTGCTCCAGTGCCTTAGCAGCGCACTCATGCAGCGTTGCTCACGGGACGATATACACGTTGCTGAACAGGAGGTTTTTTACCCTGGAACTCTGCCGGGCTTGCTGCTTGACGTTCATCAAGCCAACGCTCAACTTCGTCACGGTTCCATGCGCAGCGTTTATCGGTGATATACCAGCGTTTAGGAAATTCCCCTGCGCGCTCCATACGGTCGATAGTGCTCCATGACAGTGGCACCACCGCCAGGAGTTCCTTCTTACCTAATGCACCTTTCATAAATACCTCTCTTGGTTGCAGTGCGGCGCGCGTGGCGCCGCGGTGGTGGTTACATAGATGTTTCGTTTAATTCTTCCCGACGAACGCTGTAAACGTCGGTGGCTTTTGCCAGCAGTTCGTCATCATCTGAAAGTTTTTGTGCAATGTATTTGTAAGCCTTATCCAGTTCGGAGACAGTGCTGTAATTCATTGCTGCGCTGGTAAAGGCCATCAGCATTTCTTCTGGATCACGGCTATCCGCTTTACGCGTTTGCTCATCAGGCTTTTTCACTGTTTTAGCGTTGATCAGACTATTCATTCCCGCAGCCGTAGTTGTTTGCGGAGTAATGTCTCGCTCAACGCGCGGTGCCGTTTCCTGTAATTCTTCAGGGGTGTAAACACCGAGAAGTACATCAGGAGCGTGCAGGCGAGCCCATCGTTTCGTGCAAAGATAGGCAAGCTGCTGGCGCGGATCCTGTTCCCACAATGGAGAGTTACGCACTCCGGCTTGCGCCATACTGATGGTAAGCTCACGTGGTTCTGCTTCTCCTTTAAGAACTGCTGACACAGTTACCGTCAGATTCGGTGATTTATCTGTTTTGCCGTTAACATTCGACCAGTCACCGCTCCAGCGATAATTCAGGCGTGTCGCCAGCAGGCTGGAAGAGGATACGACCGCGTTTACCAACTGTGCTTCGTAGCCTAACGTTCCGTTTACCACATGCGTTTTCTGCGCCACGGCGAACGGGTTCATTCCCCACTGTGCCGCCTGCATGGTCACCGCCAGGCAATCGGCAGGTTTGCCTTCAAGATGTTTCGGTACAGTCGCTTTGCTTTGTGACATCAACTCCGCGAAACGCACCAGTTGATTCATGCCCTCCGGGCTGAAGATTGCCGCAGCAGTACCTACAGTTGCGCCAGGTTGTGATGTGATTGCGATATCATTGCTCATACGTACATATCCTGTTTACGTGCCCAGTCAGGGCGTTTAATAATTTCCACTCCGCCCCACTCATCGTTGATGCGGCATTCGTGATAGGTATTCAGATCCCGGCGGAACAGAGCGTGCCCGGCATCGACATCCGGCGCATCCAGCTCGAACACGCGTACCGGATACCGACCACAATCAATGCTTTCGCTCACGGCAAGAAAGAAAAAACCATGCGGCTGACCAGTAACCCTCATTGCGCCTTCGCGGTACATTGCGTCCTGCACGTGGTAGCGGAATTCCTCGATGTGGCGTGCAAAACGGTCCATATCTGCAACCTTTTTCACGTCGACGATCACGTTGTGCTCGTTCAGCCATTTGTCTGGACGAATTCGGCACAACTCACCCGTCTCTTCATCGTTCCAGTACATTGATGCTTCGCAGTAACCAGGTGCTTCCAACATCCAGCGTGCCGCCGGATGAGCCATTGCGCTATCACGCATCAGCTCCAGTTTTCGCCACTGCTCGACATCAAGTACCGTAATACCCATATCCGCCACATCACGAAGAAATGCTTCTTCGTCAGCTTTACCTTGTTTTGTCCGACGATCGAATTTCGGTGAAACGATGAAGCGTTTGTCGAATTCTCCAGGTTCCAGAAGCAGGCAGTGCAATGCGGTTCCCATATCCAGTGCAGACTTTTTCTCTTCGTCTTCTGGTGCTGCCTGAACCCATTTAAGAAGCGCCGGATTCTTGGCAACCATGTCCAGTTGCGACTTACTCACGCCGTCACCTGCGTGGTAGTCTTCGTTGCTGATGTCGAAATAAATTCCCGGTTTCATGCCGCGTCCCTCTGCCCATCAAGCTGATCCGCCAGATCCCAGCGCGCTATAATTGCCATTGCCTCGCGCCGGTAGGCATCCATCAGTTCTTCGAACTCAGGGCTGTCTTTAGCAGCCTCCAGCACTTCCTGACGAACGCCTTTGCCTGTTACAACGTCGAAAGTTGAGGACAGTTGATGAAGTCGGATGCTCTCAATCAGTTCAACTTGTCGGTCATATAGCTGTTCTGACAGGCGGTAGTCCTTGTCGAATGCCAGCATGATTTTTTGAAGATTTTTCTGCTGATTAACGTTCATTATCAGCCCTCCCATATCTCGTTATCGTTGGCCACATCGCGAGCTTCTTTGCTGACGAAAGCCCACTTAATACCTTCCTGTAAGGTGCGGAACTTCCAGCTCATGAATCCGCATGCAGTAACGCAGTACCAACCGTTGATGATTTTCCACTGCATAACTTGTTACCTCGGTTTGTTACCGTTTAGGTAATGATTATGCGTATTTGGTTTGATGTCAATAGATATGAGTTAAAAAAATTACCCGATAGGTAATCAAATAGGCAATAAAAAAGCCGCCAGAAGGCGGCTTACTTACTGAAAAATATGATTTTATTGTTTGTTTTTTTCGTTCTGGTTGATGACAAATTCAATGTAACTTTCGATCTTTGCTTTCTCGGTTTCGGGTAACAAAGCGTAGCGCGAGCGGTCATAGTTGATAGTCGCAGGGTCGTGTGGGTGAATCAGTAGTTCATATCCGTGACGCCCGAATGCTGATGCAACATTCTCCAGGGTGGAAATGGAAACGCTGACCTCATTGTTTAACAGGCGGCTGATTGTCACCTGGGCGACGCCGGATGCGCGGTGAAGTTTTCCCTGCGTTGAAAGGTCGCGGCTTTCGCTCATCCAGCGTTCCAGGTTGTGAGCCGCCAGCTGACCAATGTCGCTTGGTCCGACAGGCTGAAAACCTTCCTGAGAAAGCGAGCGATCGATATCAAGCCAGTTACGGGGTTTATTGGCGGCAGCTTCAATTTTTCGCGCAACCTGGTCGCCGATAACCTTCTTGCCAAGAGCCCAGCGGTTTACCAGATTTGCCTGAGTTCCAAGTTTTTCTGCCATCCGCGTCTGAACACCATTGAATTCACGGTCGATCAAGTCGTTGAGATTTTGCCTGCGGACGTCCTGGATACTTTTCATTTTCTGGAAAATCGCCTCATATATGAATCAGTAGATGATTCAATTTAAAGCAATATTACCCAACAGGTAAATGCACCCCATAGGTAACTATCCTTGATTTTTGTTACCTTATGGGTGAATATTTATTATCTGAAATAAATATCAGGCAATAGCTATGAGCGATAACGGACATTTCGATTTCAAAAAGCACTGGCTTGCACTTACTCCAGATGAGCGTGAAGCCTTCGCACAGGAAGCCGGAACGACGAGTCACTATATCCAGACTCACTTAACAGGTAAGCGCAAAATGCCAGGTAAGGTATTGATGAATGGGCTTTTTAAAGCCTGTAAAACAAGACAATGGCTGCGCTCAAAAGCAGAACTGGCATACTTCTTCTACTCATGATATCCAGCCACAACCCTCTGTAGACCGCCACTCGGCGGTCTTTTCATATCTATTCGCACCTCAAAGGTAATAAAAAACCAAATCTGGTTGATCTTTTTTTTGTGTCAGCACAAAATAACCGTAATCCCAATACTAATAACGGGGCTTACCATGGAAATCATTACACGTATTGATGCCGCAAAGCGCGGACTTAAACGCTACTACACCGGAAAACCATGTAAGCACGGACATGACAGTGAACGCTGGGTTTACAACGGACACTGTGTTGAGTGCACCATGGAATCAAACCGTCGCATCAGGGCAGAGATTAAGCAGATCATGATTAATTCCTCCCCACAACATTCAAGCTGATAGCGGAGATTAATCATGAGCAGACATGCAACAGATTGGGCCTGGGAGACAGATCCGGGTAGCTCGTCATTAAAGCTCATACTGCTCTCGATGGCTGACAGAGCCGATGAATATAACCTCTGCTACCCCAGCATAGAACGCCTCGTTAAAGACACTTGCCTGAATAAAAAAACCGTACAGGCCGGGCTTATATCGCTCATGAAAATGGGGCTTATTTCAGATACCGGAGAGAGAAAGGGAGCGACGAAAAGAGTGCGGGTTTTCTCTCTTAATATAACCAAAAACGGGAACATTAAAGGCAACCGGGAATGGAGCAATGAACCCGAAAACGGTAATGTTCCCGAAAACGGGAATATACCCAAAAACGGGATGTTGAATGATCCCAAAAACGGGATGTTGAATGATCCCAAAAACGGGATGTTGAATGATCCCAAAAACGGGATCCAGAACCAGTCATATAACCAGTCATTTAACCAAGAGAGGGAGAGCAGGACAAAAGCCGGGGATTCTGTGCCTCATGACCCCGGCGCAAACAACGCCGTGATGAATAACTTTGTTCCTCCTGGTGGGCCAGGGCAATTAGGCAAATTTGTCATGCATGAACAATGGCAGCCATCAGATGACTTTCTTCGGAAAAGCTCATTGCAGGGGATCTACCTGGACAGTCTGCCAACGGCACAGGAACTTGCAGAGTTCAGAATTTACTGGATGGCTGAGGGTAAGGCATACCATCAGGCACAGTGGGAGCAGAAGCTGGCAAGGCGGCTGCAGATTAGCAGACAGAAGCAATCAACATTACCTGATAACAACGTTCCGCACTGGAACAGCCCTGAAGCATGGGAGGATTTCTTGTGAACAACGTTTTTACCGCGATACAAAACCGTGACGGAGAAGCCCTTTCTCGCATGTCAGGTTATGAGCATCAGTACACTAACAATGACAACGTGGTGAACATGTCAGCAGAGAGGCTTGTTGATGCCCTTTTCAAACAGTTGAAACAACTGTTTCCGGCGGCAGTGGTAACCAACCTGAAGACGCCAGAGCAGGAAGTTGCTGCAAAACAGCAGTGGATTGCTGCGTTTGCCGAAGGGGGGATCCGAACCCGTGAACAGGTTTCTGCTGGTATGCGCCACGCCCGCGCCAGTGAATCTCCGTTCTGGCCGTCGCCAGGGCAATTCATCAAGTGGTGTAAAGACAGCAAGATGGTTCTTGGCGTCACCATTGACGATGTGATGGCGGAGTTTCACCGGTACAGCAAGGAAAAAAGTTTATATCCTGGTGGTCCCGAAAGATTCCCGTGGCGGCATCCGGTTATGTACTGGGTCGTATGTGATACCCGCCGTGCAATGTATCAGCGCCAGCTTAGCGAGATTGAGGTTGAGAAACACGCGCGCAGGCTGCTCGATGATTGGGCGAAAAAGGTGGCTTCCGGACAGCAGATACCCGAGCCGGTGATCAGCATACAGGCAAAGCCAGAGCCCATGAGTACACCTCCGGACACAGGGAGAGACGTTTACCATCCATCAGGGCGAAGTTTCGGGTGCATGCCTAACGCCGCCACCCTTGGGGGAATAACACCAGCGCAGTGGCTGATGGAGGAATACAGGCGGGGAAAGGCGGCAGGATTTATCAAGTAATACCAGCGCGATAGCGCATTTTTTTACGCCTCGATAATTACCTGATGGGTAATAAAATATTCTAAATTCTATTGATTTCATGTCTTATGTGGTTTTTAATTACCTCAGAGGTAAATCATGAGAAAACAGATACAGGCTCTTGGTCGACTCAAAACAGGCCAGATGAACAAAACAGAATCTGCGTATTGCCAGCACCTTGAGCTGCGTAAACGTGCAGGAGAAATCGTCTGGTATCGATTTGAGGGTATCAAGCTGCGGTTAGCTGACAACACGTTCTATACGCCCGATTTTGCTGTGATGCTCGCCACCGGCGAGATGGAACTGCACGAAGTGAAAGGTTTCTGGACCGACGACGCCAGGGTGAAAACCAAAGTCGCCGCAGATCAGTATCCGTTCCGAATCATCGGGGTAACGGTTAAACCAAAGAAAGCAGGTGGTGGCTGGAGCATCGAAGAGTTCTGAATCGACGATCTTTTTAGTTATCAATGTAATCAATAAGTTATGTGGATAAGCGAGGGTAAAGATGGAAAGTAATATCAAAGGGTTAGTTGCCGCCGGGCATGAGATGGCTTCGGAACTGAAAGCAGAATGTGGTGCCGTTGATATGCGCAGTGTGGCAAAGCTGATCAGCGATTTGGCAACGCAACTGGAAGTGCAACTGGTGCGTGCTAATGCGCTGGCCGAAGACCAGCAGAAAGCGATTGAGTCAATTAAGCAGGCTGATGCAGCTGTTAAGTTGGCACACGAGAAGTTTTCGGCGCTGGCAGCGGAGAATGCTGGGCTGAAGTCTGGCGCTATGGACGAAATCAAGGTTATCAACCGTGGAGGGCAGGCATATTGCGTAAAAGATGGAGTGCAAGTTAATCCCATGTATGCAAGAGGGTGGAATGACTATCGCGCAAAGTTTCTGCAATCAGACACCCCAGCCACCGATGCTTTCCTGGCTGAAGTACGAGCGCAGGGCGTGGATGCTGCTATAGAAGCTGCAAAAAATCTGGTGGCCCAAGAATATGAGTATAAGGATTTCAAAGCGGCGCAGAGTGATTGCTGTATGCACCCTGGTTCAGACCTGGTAGGGAAGGTTGAAATGACTGAGTGGTTAGTTGACTTTGCTTCCCAGCTTCGCAAAGGAGTGCGGTCATGAGCAACATCGATAAACGCGCATTACGTCATAGCGCAGAAAGCATAATCGGCATTCTGGAAAACATTGCCGGGTTCGAACCATCTGATATCGACGGCGACTCTGTAGAGCTCCGCTTTGAAACTGAGGACGGTTTCGATACTGGTTGTGACGTTAGCATTGTTGACCAGTGCCAGAAAACCGCTGATGTAGTTCGGGCGCTGCTGGATGAGCTGGAAAGAAACCAGCAATACATCAAACGCCGCGACCAGGAGAACGAGGATATTGCGCTAACGGTAGGGAAGCTGCGTGTTGAGCTTGAGGAAGCAAAATCAAAACTCAACGAGCAACGCGAGTATTACGAAGGTGTTATCTCGGATGGGAGTAAGCGTATTGCAGAACTGGAAGCACGGGAAATAAAACCAGCCAAAGGTGAAGTTCTTGTCGTTGTTTCTGGTTTTACTGGTTGCGGAAAAAGCGCCATTGCCGGGGGAAATAGAAATCGCGATGAAGGCTATTGGTGTACCGGTTCAGTGGACTAATGGCGATGCGGAAAAGCGCATGACAGGAGCTGACTGGCTGACAGCAATTGAGATGTACAAACCAACTGTGCGCATCGTGGAAGTTAATGTGCCACGCGCCGCTGGCATTCGCATCAAAGGAGAGTGAGATGGACAAAAACACACCTGCTTACTGGAGTCTGTCACTTGATACCGAATGCCCCAAATGCGGCCACAATTTCGATCTGCTTTGCGATGCTGATTTCTGGGAATTTTCTGGAGCAAAACAGGCATGTGAAGAAATAAAAGATTACGAAACATGCTGTCCAGAATGTAACCATGAATTTAAAACAGATTTTGTGTATTGAGGCATAACAAATGACCACTATTACCAAAGAGTTCACCAAAGAGCAGTTGATTGAGCAGGCTAAGAAGAATATTGAGGTTCTTCGCGTTGCGGTGGAAAGAGTCCCGGGCGCTTCTGATGCAGCGGTTATTCACCTCAAGCTGGCCGAAATTACGCTGGCATCGCTGGAAGCAAAACCAATAGGTGCTTTCCACATTGCAGAACAGCAGGTCGATGGCACAAGTGACTACATCAAGGATGGGGAATGGCCTATTGATAATGGAATTATTGAGGTCTACGCCACTCCACCCGTTCCAGTAGTACCGGAAGAAAAACCAATGCCTAACCCTCTTAGCATGTACGCGGTTGATGCTGTTGCAGCTATTGCAGAGGTGAGAGGCTGGAACGCCTGCCGCGCCGCAATGCTTCAGGGAAAAGGAAAGTGATATGGCTAACTCGTTACTTGAAACCTGCAACAACTGGCAGATTCAGAGGGCGGAGATTTTATCTCGCAATCCAGATATGGCAATGACAATTGATAATCTGGACATGCTAATTGAACGGACAGTGCGTTCTGCAATTGATATAGCACATCGAGTGGATTGGAATTTCAGAGAAGCGGAGCGACTTGCTAAAGAGCAGGCGAAAGCAGCGAGCAAAGGAGAGTGATGTGCCAACATTGTTCAGAAAGGAATATCCGCGAAGAAGCAGAGCTATAGAACTCTTGTTTCTCATTCTGTTTATCGTGTTGCTGATACCGATATCCCCGTTAATCCTGGTCTGGGTAATTGGAAAAATGGTTGAACCAGTTATTGAGTTATATACCGATGTGATATGGAGTCCATTTAGGAAGCTGCACAATAAAATTAACCCGTACAAGGAAAGCTGATATGACCACCATTACCAATAAGAAACAGTATCCCAGCGAGCAATATCTTAATGAGCTGATCACCAACATGGAGTTTGCTGCAAGGGCACCAGTTGAAGTCGTGAGAGCGATGGCAGCAGAGCTACAGAAGCGGCGAGAAGCTGATGGCGCAGAACCTGTGGCATGGGTAATGGCTGACGACCTTAGAGATAATGCAATTGTATCTACCCCAGCCTATCCATGTCTGGATGATGCGAAAGAGCGAACAATTGGCAGTTTGATTGCTTTGTACGCCGCTCCACCTGTTCCGGTAATACAGGCTGATGTCGCGCAAGCAATTGAAAATCTCAAGCAGAAGTTAGTGGAATGCAATCGCTATAACTACTGCGCAGATGCAGTTAAAGGTGTTGAGGATGCCAGCCGCCTCTTGGCACACCAAAATCAAAATATGTCAGCGCCGATAACGCCGGAGGCCATTGAAAACGCAATTGAATACATCCGCAGTATCGCTTTTCACATC